GTCGGCGTAACTGGTTCACTGACGGGTACACCTGCCGACATTGCAATTATTGACGACCCGATAAAAGATGCATTGGAGGCATACAGCACTACATATCGCGAGCGAGTATGGGATTGGTACACTTCCGTTTTGTCAACACGTCTGCACAACGAGAGTAAACAGTTGTTGGTTATGACGCGATGGCATGATGATGACCTCGCAGGGCGCATACTCAAGCGAGAGCCCGAGAAGTGGGAAGTGCTGTCTATCCCTGCAATACGCGAGACGTTGAGCGATGGCAACACGCGCGACCCGCGCAAAGTTGGCGAAGCATTGTGGGAGGAACGTCACTCATTGGAACGTCTACGCGCAGCACAGCAGCGCAGCCCGCGAGTCTTCTCCGCGTTGTATCAGCAGCACCCGACCGTTGAGGGTGGTAACATCGTCAAAGAACAGTGGTTTCAACATATATCACGCTACGAGTTCAGCAAGCGGCATGATGATGAACCAATACATTTCTTTCTCGATACGGCATACACTGACAAAACAGCCAACGACCCTTCGGGCATCATTGCAACGTGCATGATAGGTAACGACATCTACATCACAGCAGCCGCAAAGGTGCATTATAAATTCCCCGACCTTTGCCGCTTCCTGCCGCAGTGGGTGCGCGAGCATGGTTACACACAACAAAGCACATTGCGAATCGAACCGAAAGCAAACGGGCTGAGCGTTATCGACCAATTGCGCGAAGTGACGGATATAAATGTTACCACAACGCCAACACCGCACGACAGCAAGGAAACGCGCCTCAACGCTGTTTCACCTATCATCGAAAGTGGGCGTATCTACCTCGTGGAGGATGATTGGAATGAGGCGTTCTTGGATGAGGTGTGCGGCTTCCCTGCCAAGCCTCATGATGAGTATGTTGATGTGTTGTGCTACGCTATCAATTATCATCATGATGAGCAAGGCTCGTTGGATGCCGCCGACATACTAAGAGATTTTTTGTAAAACATATAAAAGTAATACTATGGACGAATTAGAATTGTTTATTGCGCAGCACAATGCAGCGGAAGCGGTGGAGTATCTAAGCTACAAGAGTATTGATGTTCCACCGTGGAGTAAGTTGTTGCAGAACTATGAGCCGACATTGCACCGCATCGTACACGACCACATATATCGCCGCGACAAGACGCGCAGTGATGGAGTCGTGGAGCGTGCCTCACGCATCTACATAGGACTGGAAAAATTGCTCACAGCGCGAATGTGTGAGTTCATGTTTGCTATTCCCGTGAAGCGTGTCTATCACAACACGGAGGACAACGAGACACGCCAACAGATAGCACGCGCAATTGAAGCTATCTACAAGCACGCGCGTATCGACACGGTGAATAAACATCGCAGCGAGAACTACTTCGCAAGTTGCGAAACGTTGACAATATGGTATGCCGTCAAGGCACCGAACACGCTTTATGGCTTCGACTGTCAATACAAACTGCGTTGTGCAACTTACTCACCGATGGACGGTGTGGAATGTTATCCACAGTTTGACGAGTTGGGCGACATGATTGCGATGTCGTTTAAATACAAACGCAAGGTGCGCCAAGTTGAAACAACATACTTCGACACATACACAGCTAACAAGCATTACAAGTGGGAGCTAAAAGATAATAAGTGGCTATCAATGGAAGAACCCACTGATATTGTGCTGATGAAGATACCTGCGATTTACGCTTATCGCCCCGTGCCGATTTATCACGGATTGAGCGACATCCGCGAGGAGGTAGAGTACACGGTAAGCCGCAACTCGGATGTCATTGCTTACAACTCCGCGCCCGTGCTTAAGGTTGCAGGTAAGACAATTGGCAAGGAGGACAAAGGCGAAAGCCGTAGGCTCATTCAAGTGGAGCATGGCGGCGATGTAAGTTACGTTTCCTGGCAACAAGCTAACGAGGCATTGAAATATCACGTGCAAACGTTGCTGGGGCTGTTTTGGTCGCAATCGCAGATGCCGGACATTTCATTCGAGAAAATGTCATCGCTCGGCAACATCGGCTATGATGCACGGCAGACATTGCTTACCGATGCACACCTTAAAGTGGGTGACGAATCGGGCGTGTGGATTGAACTGTTCGAGCGCGAAGCCAACGTTATCAAAGCGTTCCTCAAACAGATGAACACAGCATGGGCGAGTGAGATTGACAACGTGGAGGTAGAACACATAATAACTCCATTCATTCAGCAAGACGAAGCAGCGGCAATTAAGAAGTATCAAGATGCCTGCGGTGGTAAGGCTGTAATGAGCCAATTGGAAGCTATTGGCGCAGTTGGTTACAGCAGTAACCCACAAAAGACATTGGAACAGATACAAGCCGAAGACGCTGCAATGCCCGATGATTTGTCTACTTCTATGATTTGACACACGCAGCCTCTCTCTCCATTCTTTTACCGCCAACACACGCTAATAACACACGCAGATGAAAGCTCGCACACCCAACCAACGCAAAGCCTATGCAGCTTTGCAAAAGCGCATCAAAGGTTATGCTTCGCAGATTAACACAATCTACGAAGCATTGAACCGTGACGCTTCGCACATTGCGCTCAACACAGATTACAATCCCGATAGCGATAAGCTATTCAGCTTCGATGACTACCCGACTGCCAAACGCGCGTTTGACACATTGCAAAAACAGTATGTGTCAGACATGACAGCTGTAATCTACGCGAGCACATCAAAGGAATGGAACGAGAGCAATCTTGCGCAATCGTTGTTGGCAAGGCGCGTGCTCACAGCATACAAATTCGGCGAGGATAAAGAACGTTATTACGAGACAAATAGTGATGCGTTGAAAGCGTTCCAACAGCGCACAATAAAGGGTATGAATTTGAGCCGCCGCGTGTGGAACTTGTCAGAGCAATACAAGCAAGAGTTGGAGCTGTCTCTATCCGTGGGCTTGCAACGTGGCATGTCGGCTAATGAGCTGGCGCGCAATGTGCAGAAGTACCTCAACGAGCCCGACAAGCTATTCAGGCGCGTGCGCGATGAATATGGTAATTTAGTGCTGTCGAAAGCTGCAAAAGCATATCATCCCGGTCGTGGCGTTTATCGCAGTTCGTTCCGTAATGCTCGCAGGTTAACAGCAAGCGAAACAAATATGGCATACCGCACAGCGGAACAGCTGCGGTGGAAGCAGATGGACTTTATTGTTGGCTACGAAGTCAAGACTTCGCAGAGCAACCACGAGGTTACTGACATTTGCGATGAGCTTGCAGGCAAGTACCCGAAGGATTTTCAGTGGACGGGGTGGCATCCGCATTGCTACTCGGACGATTCTGAGGTGCTGACTAACCACGGTTGGAAGTTATTTAAGGACGTTGAAGCTGACGATTTAATCTTGTCGCTTAACCCACAGACGCGCAACGTTGAGTGGGTAAAGCATGTTGCGCAACAATGCTACGATTACAATGGCGAGATGGTGTATTTCCATAATCGCAGCCTTGACTGTCTTGTTACGCCCGAGCATCGCATGGTTTATCTTAGCAAGCATGATGGAGAAATCAAGTATTGCATGGCCGATGAGTTCACACAAAGCAAAGGCGCGTTCTATCGTGGTTGTTTATATAGTGCGCAGAATGTTGATAAAATTCAAATCGGTGATTTGTATTTAGATGCAGACTTGTTTTTCGAGTTCATGGGTTATTGGCTCGCTGATGGCTCTGCAACGCGCAAATCGTTTGTTTCGATAGCACAACTTGCTACGGACAAGAACATTGAAAACATACGCGGCTGTGTTGCAGGTATGGGCTTTAAAGTACACGACTCCAAAAACAATGTTTGTTTTAACAGCAAGGCGATGAAAGAATATTTGTCGCAGTTCGGCCACGCCGCCGATAAATTCGTGCCAAACATCATCAAACAAGCAAGCTGCCGACAAATACGCATCTTCTTAAACGCATTTGTTAGTTGTGACGGGCATGTTCGTACTCCGCACCCATTTATTGGTAATCGTGGGGGGTTGTGTATGAGCGCGCGCGATGAACGAGTATATTACACCTCATCCAAACAACTTGCAGCCGACCTTGGAGAACTGATACTGAAAGTAGGACATCGCCCATCTTACAGCATCAACAGCACTAAAGGAACGGTTACACACTTCCGTAATGGTGATTATGCTGCCAACTATGATAGCTATTCCGTCCGAGAAACGTATGCGCCAACCGCAACGGTATTCACGAAGGAGCGAGTTAATTATGTCGGTAAGGTCTACGACCTGACGTTGGAGCGTAACCATATTATGTACATACGCCGCAACGGTAAGTGCTTTTGGGGTTCGAATTGCCGTTGCTATGCTATTCCAATCATCAAAACAGACGCAGAATATTTGGCTGATGCGCCCTCGGCAAGCGAAGTCAAGGACGTACCCGACAACTTTAAGCAGTGGGTTGAGGACAATGAGGAGCGCATTGCAACAATGCGCCAACGAGGCACTGAGCCGTACTTCCTACGGGATAACACGGCGAAGGTTGATGGGATATTGGCTGTTGGCGATAAGCCAACGCCATTGGAGATTGCAGCGCAACGACATGCAGCAAGAACACCCGAACAGATTGCCGACTTACAACGCTGGAGCAATAACCATACCGAGTATTTCAGGTTAAAAGCAGATAAAAATTACAAGAATGTCGAGTTTAACCCTGCTAATGGTGGCTTACGAGCTACACACATCAAACACATTACTCACTCATCTAAGAAGGAGGAAACATTCTTTGGAGGTAAGACTTCTTCAGACTTAGAACTTCTATGCCAACAAGAATTATTTAACAGCGGACATTCGTGCATACTGTTACAAGAGGGCATTAAACAGACAAATGGTAATATCCAAACAGCATTAGATGCATTAATTGATGGTGCCGTTATGGATATCCGTAGTATTACTCAGAATAAAGAACATTATGGGTCAGCAATAAAGACAAAAATAAAGCAGTTGCGGAATTATAATGCTAATGCTACGCCACATGCGACAGGAATATGCTTATATTTCTTTGATTCCAATATGTACTCACATAGGTGCATTCAAAGAGGTATTGAATGGATATGTAAAAACTATCCTAAAGATATGTATGATGAGTTAGAAGTAATTCATATCGTAATTAAAGGCAAAGGATTGCATTCAATTAGAATGGCTGACACCCGATAAGCAATTATCGGGTGTCAGATGCGAAGTCCGGCGTTTTTCATCCGGCTGACCCCGCACCACAAAATTACAACAAAATTCATTACACCAAGTAATTATGGTTCAAAAAAATCTTAAACAAGCTAAAATCATCGCACGAGCAAGCATTTACGATGATGCGCAGTGGAACTTTCCGCCGGACTAACGACCACACGGAACGCATTGCGATAATGAGTAAGTTTTACGCTGACAATTAGCACCGCCCCACCGCTTCCGCCAACGAACAATGAGCGTTGGCGCAGTGTTATTGCAAGTAAATACCCACCAATAACCAATACAGCAAGAACAATGAACCAACAAATCGAAACCCTCCTGCAACTTGTACACACGCTCGGCGAAAGCGAAGCAATAACCAACATGATGCACCTATTGGATGCGCCACACGATGCGGATGCAGCTGATGCGGCATTGCGCAGCGTAACACGTCTATTTGCCAACATTCAAGCACTGAAAAGTGAGGCCAAGGCGTTGCTTACGCCCTAAAAATCAGTGCAAACACGGAAAGTTATAATAAAGTTATAATAATTTTTATAATTCATGGGCTGCAACTCTTGCGCAGTCAAAAACAATTGATTACATTCGTTGCCGATAGCTCAAGAGTGAGCTACCAATTAAATTTTGAACATTCAATATTTTTTTATGGAGAAAAAAATCTTTCAGTTGCTGAGAACCAACAAGACCGTGAAGGCTCTTGGTTACAGCCAAAAGGAGCTCAAGGGTGTCGCCTCGTATATCGCGAACAACCTAAGCTCCGAAGATAACACACCCGAGGACGAGATTAACGCCGAGATTGATGAACAAATCGAAGCAATTATTCCAATCCTCTCTTTCGGCCAACAACAAGCGTCACGCGCGCTTGAAAATTGGAAACGAAACCATGCAACGGGTGAAGATACCCTACAAGACGACGGGCAGGAACCGGGGCAGGAAAACGCGACTGCAACGGGTCATCCGGCGCAACAACAACAATCTTCAACCGAGAAAAATGTTGAAGTCCCCGCTTGGGCCCAGACCTTAACGGATAACATGAAAGCTCTGCAAACAGAGATTTCAGCTATCAAGGGCAGGAATCTGACCGACCAACGCAGGGAGCGCCTACAAGCTCTACTGAAAAACACGGGCGTTTTTGGCGAACAAGCTATGAAGCAATTTGCACGCATGAAATTCGCCGATGACGAAGATTTCGACAATTACGTCAACGATGTAGAGCAAGACCTCAAAAACCTTAATCAGGAGAGGGCAAATGCAGGGTTGTCCGTTCTCGGAAAGCCCACAAGCACACAGCAGAACAACCAATCCGAAAAGCCTTACACCCCTGAGCAGGTTGCACAGATTTTTCACTGATTTTTTAATTAGCGAAAACTTTATGTCTAACAAGCGCGAGTAATCGCGCACAACGCACAACGTAGAACACACTACACATGAACGAAATTGGAACGCTTGAATCCTTTGGCTTCGGGAATGATGCCATTGTGATTCGCAATTTGGTAGCCTGCATTGCAGGCGGAAAAGTGCTCGATGTAACCGATTTCGCAGGCGGAGATTTCATCCGCTCTGCGCACATCGTTATTCGCGACACCAAGACAGACACATATAAACCTCTAAATGTCGCAGAGGGCAAATACGTTTCACTCCCCAAGGGTTGTGAATACGTGGGTGTAACAGTGGGTACAAAATCGGTTAAAGAACCGTTTGTTTCCATTATGTATTCGGGAGAGGTTAACGATGTAGCTTCACCCTATCCTCTCACTGACGAGCTTTTGGCCGCGCTCAAAACAGCAGTGCCGACACTTGTTTTCAAACACGATTAAAATAGGAGGCAATTATGGAACAGTCATTATTTCAACAGTACATTTCGCGATTCTTTCCTATTCTGAAGTCGGTTATTGAGACTATCAACGGAAAGCGCACTCCCCTCACTTACCTACACAAAACGATGTTGGAGCTGAAATACGCTCCCGATAATAAGTGGGAATCAGCATCGATTAACAACAGCTATGTTGCCGCCGACATCGTAGCGGTTAATTCGCCGCTTCCAATCAAATCACGCTCTACTTTGGCTTCGGCTGGTGGTCGCTTGCCAAAAGTCGGCATGAAAAAAGTGCTGGAAGAAAGCGACATCAACAACTTGAATGTGATGATAGCGCAGGGTACATCCGAAGCAGACATCGCTAACAAGCTCGCCAACGATAGTGTTGCTTGTCAAGTCGGCATCGATGAACTAAATGAGTATAACTTCTTATTCGCATTGTCAAATGGTTATGTTGCTATCCCTGATGAAGTAAGTCAAAACTTGCTCCGCTTGAAATTCAACTACCTCGACAAAAACACCTATGGTGTTGCTACCGTTGGCGCGTTCACCGTCAGCGACTTCAAACATGTTATCGCGCAAGCTGATGCCGATGGTGCTACTATCACCAAGATTTGCATTGCAAAAAGTGCTTACGATGCATTGCGTCAGACCACCGAAGCCAAGGAGTTGGTTGCCAACTATCGCGGCACAGTCTACACAGACCCGGCACACTTGTCGACTCCCTCATCTGCAATCTTCAACGAAGCATTTGCCGATGATAACGGTGGTGTGCAGTTCCTTGTTGTTGACCGCAGCGTAAAAATTGAGCGCAACGGCAAATCGAGAGCAGTTAAACCGTGGAACCCCGACCGCGCAGTGTTTATCACCAACGATGTTGTCGGTTCATTGGTTTATGGTCGTTTGGCCGAGGAATCCAACCCCGTCAAGAACGTGGATTACTCCAAGGTTAACGATTACATCTTGATATCAAAGTATTCAAAGAACGACCCCCTGCAAGAGTACACATCCGGCCAAGCATTTGTCGCACCTATCATCGAAGACATAGATTTGATTTACGTCTGCGACCGCACAATTGCACAGGCCGTTGATGAAACCGCAGAAGCAGAGGACACTTCGGACGAATACATTACCGTGTTCGGCAATAAGTACAAAAAGCCCGAGCTCATTGCAGCTTTGAAGAGCATTGGCGTGAGCGTTAAGAGCAATGCTTCCGATGCAACAATTATCGAGAAAGTTAACGCACTGAGCGCAGCCGACCAAGCAGCTCTCAAAGAAGCAGCTAAAACAGCACTCGCCTAACATTGACACAGCTAATTCGACAACGTGATGAAAACGATATTGCAAGCATTAATCGATGAGATAAGCTACCCCGTTAAAGAGGGTAAGGCTGAAAATAAGTTGGTTGCTCGTGGTTTAGACCCCGATGCGCAATTCTCCGTAGACGTGCTCAACAGCACGGCCTATGTGGGTGCGGTTGCAGATACGCTCATTTCGTTGTTGGACGCTGTTAATTTCAGTGATTCGGATATTTCCGTTTCTATTCAAGATGCGGATAATATCAAGGCACTTGCTAACCGTTACTACACAGCCATAGGCGAGCTCGACAATTGTGTCGAGCTGCCTACGGCTACTTTCTTTTCTAATTTTTAACTAAATGGCAGTTGTTAACCTACATCCACACTTGTTGACGTACAGCACGGAAGAGCAAGGTTACGAGGACGAGAACGGCGATTTCGTTATTGACGGTACGGGAGTGGGCAGCTTGCAGAACGCAGCCAAAAATGGCTTTATCACGCAGCACAACGGCACACGTTTTTCGCTCGCTGCAACAGCGAGCGGTCAAGGTGCGGAAAGTATTCCATGCCGTGCCATCCCTGCAGGAGAAGCAAAAGAGGTGACGTTCGATGACGGTACAAAGCACACCTACACATACGTTGTGAAGTTGCCGCCCAATTGCCATGAATTTAAAATCGGAGAAGAAGTCGTGTTAACACTCGCTGATGGGCGACAATACACGTCAACCGTCAAGGGCTTCCACCGCTATCACTACCAGTCGAAACTATGGCTATAACACAGCACACTCCACAAGCACAGATTGACGCGCTATTCAACAGCATTGCGCAGATTGTCGCCGAGGAGATGCAAACAGCATTGGTGAGGTTGGGCGAAATGTGCGTTACACGTGTGCGCGACCGTTCGGGCGAAGAATCATGGATTGACCAAACGGGTAATCTACGTAGCTCAATAGGTTACGCGGTTTACGACCACGGCAAAGAAATTTTTCGTTCGCAGTTCAGGCAAGTCCTGAATGGTGCGGATGGGCCGAGCGCAGGACAACGCATGATAGAAGCACTCGCAGCACAATACTCCAACACCTACGCACTTGTTGTGGTTGCAGGTATGAGTTATGCCGAGTATGTGGAAGCGATGAGAAATAAGGACGTTCTCGCATCAACGAAATTGTGGGCGGAGAAACAAGTTGCGAACACGCTGAAATTAGCAATGCAAAAAGCTGAGAAACGCATTAACGCAAAGAGATGAAAACCGACATCGACATCAAAGACGACATCTACAAGCACATCAAAGGCAGCGTATTGGAAAAGACCGTTTCGGGGAAACTTTCCAAGACGCTTCGCCCTGCAGCATCCAAGACTGAGGATATTGTAATTTCCATTCTCTCCAACGAAAACGGACAGTTACAAAGTGCGTATGTGAATGTTAATATCTACGTCCCCTCATTGTTACGCAAATATGCCAAGGAGTCGCAGTACGAAGAAAACACCGTCAGACTGCGAGAATTGTGCCAAATTTCGCAGCAATTGCTTGAAGTGGGGAGAGGTAAGGATTTTCGATTTACGTTGGAATCGCAGCGCGTTATGGCGGTCAACAATAACGAAGAATATGTAATTAACAACCGACTGTTATATCGACAGTCAAACGAATAAACGATTATGGCAGAACTTTCGTGGGGCAAGCCTAAATTGGTTGCCCGAAAAATAACAGGCAAAAACACCTATGGTAGCTTCATTAACTTCTACACTCCCGTAGAATCGTCAACACAGCTAACCACAACCAAAGGCACAAAGACCGAAGCCAAAATTGAGGGTGGCGAGAATGAGGCCGTGCGTTATGCACGTTCCACCTACGCATTGGCATTCACAATTCGCGGTGCAAAAGACCGCAAAAAGCCCATTGCCGACAGTGATGGTCTTGTAACAGGTGAATATCAATTGTTTTTGGCTGCCGAGGATGAAACGTGTCCGGGGCTCGTCATGCTTCGCGCTACCGTATCGGTAGAGGAAGCCTACACCGCCGCAGACGGTATCACATGGATTTACACTTTCGATGCAGTGAAGCCAACGGACGGCAAAGACCAAGTGCGCTGGGGTACAGTTGCCATTACACAAGATGGCACAGGTGAATTTGTCGCAGGCGAAAGCAAAATTAAGTCTATCAGCTTCACCGAATATGGCGAGGGTGATGAGACCGATGCAACGGCAGTAACCTATGGCACTGAAACAGCGAAATAAGCATTAAGGTTTCCAAGGGTTTGATTTTTCATATTTGATGAATGGAGGGGGAGGTGGTGCGAATCACTTCCCCTTTTCTCATTACCCACCCACAACAAAATAACGAATGAATCCACATACACAACAAGACATAACGGACGCAATTTTAGACCTGCCACAGAGCTTCACTGTGGAGGGTGTGCGTTACACGCTCACACGCCCAACGCTGGGTAAGGCGTTGCTAACAGCGCGTATCATTGCGGAGTTGGAGATTAACGGTGTGTTGTTGCAGAAAGAGCCGACACTGGAAGTGTTTAGGCTCATATCCGCGCACCGTCAACAGTGTTGCCAATTTATTACCTACTACACATTGCAAGGTAAGCAGGAATGTGCGAATGCACAATTAATCAACAAGCGCACGGAGGAGCTTGCTATTGCGCTTGATGATGATGATTTGGCTACATTGTTGCTTATGGTGCTGACGATGGATAAAGATGCCCAAATCATGAAAGAATTGGGCATTGAAGCAGACCGCAATGAGCAACAGCGCATCTACAACACTCGCGATACCAAAGGCGCGCAGGTTATTGCGTTCGGCGGTCATAGCATCTACGGTCAACTGTTAGACAAGGCCGCAGAGCGCTATGGTTGGAGCAAGGATTACATCGTGTGGGGTATAGACCTGACGAGCCTGCGGTTGATGTTGGAGGATGCAGTAACTTCTGTGCATCTCACATCGGACGAAGCGAAGCGCGCGCGCATCTCCACAGACCGTGTGCGCGTAAACATGGATGACGCGGAAGCGGCAAAGCAGTTTGTCAAATCACATAAATGGAACTAAACGAAGATGGCAGGAATATCATTCGACATACGAGGCGACAATAAAGATTTCCTTTCTAAGTTGCAGCAAAGCCAACAAGCGGTGCAACAAACATCATCCGCTATAATGCAAAGCGGCGATGGGATAGAAGCGTATTTTAAGAAAGCGTCAATGGCGGTTGCAGGAGTGTTTTCGGTACAAAAAGCTATTGAGTTCGGGAAGCAGATTTTTGCCGTCCGTGAGGAAATTGAATCGCTCGAAATATCTTTTGAAACACTATTGGGCAACAAGGATAAAGCGGAAGCACTATTCGGTCAGATACGCAAGTTCGCCGTTGAGACTCCTATGCAATTGAAAGACTTGGCAAGTGCGGCTCAAATGATGCTCTCGTTTAACATTGACGAGAGTAAAATTATGACGTACCTTAAAGCATTGGGTGATGTATCAATGGGCGACACACAGAAGTTCCAATCGTTGTCGTTGGCATTCTCGCAGATGTCATCCGCAGGAAAACTGATGGGACAAGACTTGTTGCAAATGATTAACGCCGGATTCAATCCATTGTCACAAATGGCGAAGGAAACGGGCAAGAGCATTTCCGAATTAAAGGATGAGATGTCGGCAGGAAAGATAACATCCGAGATGGTGCAGCAGTCATTCGTCAACGCAACGCAGCAGGGGGGCAAATATTACAACATGCTCGAAAAACAGAGCAAAGGCCTGAAAGGCTCACTTTCCAACTTACAAGGTGCGATTGACGACATGTTTAACGATATTGGCGAGAAGTCTCAAGGGATATTTTCAAGTGTTGTAGGCACAGCAACGGACGTTGTTAAGAACTACAAGGAAGTTGGCGAAGCGATTATGGCAGCGGTAACATCATACGGAGCATACGCAACAGCAGTCGCCATTTCCAACGCCATAGATGCACAACGCGCGTCAAGCCTTGCCGCAGCTCGTTCGGCAGAGGCTGCAAGTTATATGGAGAAATTGGAAAGTATTGGTGCTATTACCGCAGCAGAGCAAACTCAATTCCAAACCGAGCTGCAAGCCGCTATTACTAAAGGCCAGTTAACACAAGTTGAAGCCGAACAAATAGCCGTATTACAAGCGTCCGCGTTGGCGCGTGTTGAAGCT